CCTCCTCTTACATAATTTTTAAAAACTTCTTTAAGTTCATCAGGCAAAACACATTCATCAATCGTCTTAGGACGATATTTTTCACACCACAAAAAATGTTCCATCACATACCCTATTATATAAAGTTAATTAGAAATTAAATGTACTGTCTAGTTCAATAGCTACATAATATTCCAGTGTTCTATTAGATGCTCTAAATCTACTAATTTTCTTATTGGCAATTGATACTTTATAATCTCCTGCAATCATCTTTAGGTTTTCAACTTTAAAATTTACACAAAATTCTTTATCAGTATCATCAATCACACTGTTGTATAAATTGCTTGTGGGATTAGATCTGTCTGTAATTTGTGCAATAACTTTGCCTTCTTTTCCAATAACACTAAAATCACCAGACTTTAGAACAGAAGACACTTTATGTAAGTGCTGGATTGTATTTCCTGTTAGTGTAAACTCTAGATCAGGCTCTGGAAAGCTTTTCAGGGCAGGAGTTTGTGTAAGAATTGAAGCGCCCGCAGCATAATACTTAATGCTATTATTTCCCTCAGACACTAACACGAACTTGTCATTAAAATCTAGATCTGGCTGATCAAATAATGACATCACACTTAAAAATTCATTTACATCATAAATACCAAAATCATAAGGAAATGTTTCTTCTACAACACACTTGGCGACAATATTTTTACCAGGTGAGATAGTTGCAATTTCTGATCCTGGATGAAGAATTAAATTAGAGTTGATCATGCCGAAATTTTTCAGCACGCTTTGGGTTTCTTTAGATAGTTTCACAATGTACCTCACATATTAAATTACTATTATAGTATAGTATAATAAGTTTAAAAAATCAACGGTTATATTAAAGGTATTTTTTTTCTTCTTCTCTTGCAATCCCCATTGAATCATATCCATACGAACCATTATACCTGTGTAACATTTCTGCATCAAAAGAAATGTACTGGCCAATTCTACACCCCTTTTCAATATAAGCATTGCCTACTGAGACATGTAAACATGCGGCCATATTACCGTGAAATCCACTGTCGTAAAGACCTGAGGTTAAAAACAACCCATTACGATTTAGTGTTGATCTTGTAATAACCCACCCTGCCTCATAATTACCTACTTCTATAGTATTTTCCATTATAACTTCATAATGGCCTGGTTCCAGAAAATAAAAACCTAACTCATCAGTTTCAAGTTCTTCTGTTTCGTGATGTTGCTTAGAATTTTTTGCCATCATAAAAACAGAAGATTCTTTAAATTTAAAGATCCTTGCCACTTTAAGATCACACGCGTTTGGTTGAACGTCTTCTTTGTCTACATTATATAATACTGATTTTGAATTTTGTCCACAAATGTGTTTCATTTAGTTACCTCATCCAAAAAAGAAAGGATTGTCTTTTGTCTTAAACTGTGCAACCACAGTTTTTGTTTTTCGAATTAAATTTAACTTAAATACATAATTGCCGGGCAACGCAAAATAATGAGATGACAGTTTGATAGAAGATATATTCATATTTTCATCAAAAAACAAAGGAGCAATATCATTCCTAAAAACATACAGCTCGCAAGGATCTCTATACAAGACGCATGCAAAGGAACCGTCTACATTTGATAAAGCTTGAAACCCTTCATTGTAGATCAATTGTGTTAACCACTCTGTATCCCACACTCCTTTGTTAATATTGCGTTGTTTAACAATGCCGTTGTGCCACAAATAATAATTTTCTATATTAGCTGGGTGAATTGTGCTAGAACCCTTTTCATGTTTACTTGTGGGTGCTTGTGTATGGCCTACGTAATAATGATTGTCAGGCAATGATTTTACATAGCTATAATCTAAAGGACCTTCACTTCTCCTCATTGTTTTCATATTGCCTTGGTAGTCAAATGAATATACAGAATGAGTCAAATTGCCTCTTGACTTATTAGCCTTAGCAATCTCAATAAAAGTATCTTTATCGTACGAACATATAATTGAACACATAATACACCTATGAGTAGATTAAATGTAAATATCCCGCCACATCAATAGTAGCTAATAAAGAATAATTAGCTAGCATGCCAAAAGATTTTCTACTCCAAGCACAACACGCATATGTAGCACTTGCCGATATCCATAAAGGGTATATGATATCAAGTGGGGGGTTAGGCATTGTTGCGGCCATACTCAATGAACAACTAATACTAACTAACCACGCACTTAGCTCAGCAAAAAACCTAATGGGATGAGAATTTTTATCATTATAAATCCACTGAAGTATTGTCTGCATAATAAACTAGTTTGAACATGCGTCGCACGAATATTTTGTGTCATCTAATAGTGGATCTGTTCCTGTATACTCATCTAGTTCGTGGGCCCACACCCACCCAGTATTATTACATTTTACACACTTCTTAGGAAAAATTTGATCCCAATTGTGAGCAAATACATCCCATGGAACTTCCATAGGTCTGGACTTATCGCCTTTTCCATTTTGACTCATATTATGATTTCTCCCAAGGGATATTGATTTGATAAGGAATGGGGTCTTTAATGCCACACGACATAAAAGCATTAATCCTCTCTGCACAGGAGGGGCACTTGCCACACGAAACTCCATCCCAAGGATTATAACATGTAATTGTTTTGGCTAACAAATCTACATTCTTATCAAGCAGCAAAAGCAAACTAATTTCTTCACTCTTGCTCAAACTTACAAAAGGTGCAATTAGTTTAATTTGAATTTTTCTATTCTCACTAAACACCTCATTCATTTTTTCTTTCCAGGATTCTGTCGTATCCCAATAATTATACTCATCAGTCGATTGAATACCGCATAGGATGTTTTCAACACCACAAGTCTCAGCATATGCAGCTGCAATTGACATTAAGATCATATTACGGTTTGGTACATATGTTGGTGGAGTAGGATCACCAAGAACATCTTGAATTGTAGGCATTGGGATATTAGGATCTACATTTGCTGAAAATCCTTGAGAAATTGCTCCCAAAAAAGACGCATCAATAATCTTATGCTTAACTCCCAAACAAAAGGTAGATGAAATTGCCTTTTCAATTTCTACTTTTTGTTTTTGGCCATAATTAAAAGTAATAGCAGACACATTATCACTACCATACTTTTCAACCGCAAGTCTCATTGTAATAGTACTATCCATCCCACCTGACAATACTACTACACATCCCCCAGAATCTGGTAACTCGTCTAAATAATATTCTAAATCATGTTCATTCATTATTACCATCTCCCATTGGAGCAATTTCCCATTTTTCCATTCTTTGAATCTCTCTTTCTAAATACCACTTTGCCTTTTTAAGGTCTTCAATTTCTTTTACGTTAGATTTATATCCAGCTTCCTTTTTCCTTCCTGCTCTTAGCACATACTTAATGACATTCCCTCTAGCAAAATTCAAACCAAACATTTCAATAATGTCAATTGGTTGCACTTTACTTTTATCTGTTACATAATGAGAAGGATTAATATTATCGACATACTCCATTAACAATTCTCCTAAATTGGCTTATATTATAATAAATTAATTCTATATCTAAATCAATAGATCTCATGTTGTATGTTGTATCAAAAGTTGATATAGGCTTGTGCATAATGCCAAGATCATCATACCTTACACCATCAATAGCGGCCATAACAGGATTAGAAGTATCTAAAGAAGTAATCCAACGATAATTGGTATAATATGCAAATTCGCGAGCTTGCCATGTTCCCAATAAATGATGTGCAAAAGAATGGTTGATAATATTTTCATTAACCATTCTTGACAAAAGTTTGACTCTTTCATTTGCTTGTAAAAACGAGTTCCTTGGTATCCATGAAAATACAAACGGAATCCCAATCATGTTAAAAGGTCTATTATTTTTATCGCGAAATTTAGTAAATCTTTTATAGCATTCAATCATTTCTTCAGGAGTGCTACCCTGAATAACTGCCATTGAATTTATAATAGTGTCAGGATAAGCTTCAATAAATTCAAACGTACGATTTATTGTTTTTTGATAATCTCCTAGGGTATCAGGCAATATTAAAATATCAGGTGAGCACTTTTCATAATACTCATACAATAGATTATTGTCTAGCGCTTCACCCAATTCAAAACATGAATTGTCTAAATAAATTATACCCCCTTTGTTTCTATATGAGTATACCTTTTCACAGTATTCTTTGTCTTCAATCATTTTATGAAGAAGTACAAACATATAATCACAAAAGGCATCTTGCCTCTCATCAATAAGATCTAAGGGCAGTTCATGTGAGATAAGAGGATAATCAGGCATTAGTTTTTCAAATAATCTTTAAGAGAAGCCATAAAATCATTATGTGCTTTTGGTGCTGTTTTATATTGAAATCCGTATTTGCGCTTTGATAAATCTTTAAATACTTTTTCTACATCTTCACGTGGAACTTTGGAAAAATCATTATCCATGTCCTTTGTATTTGTATACTTTGATGATTGTGATTCGATATCCTCAATGACATCAATAAACTTTTCTCTTTGGCTGCCTTTATAAGCAACTGCAGTCATCTTAAGCCAATTCATAACACGCTCATAATTATGAATATTTTTATTGGCGTTTAAAAATCTTATAACATATTGAATTTTTTTATCTACATCTTTGATGTCGCGCGCGTTTGTTCTAACGATCTGCCAATGAATGTTAAATTTATTTGTTTTAGCCATCTATTAAATTACCCCTATTTTATATTTAGGATCATTTTTATCATATGGCTCATTCAACATATTACGCCAATGGATGCGAACATCTTTGCGTAGCTTATCTGTCTCTGGTTGGTGTTGTGTCTTTTTAGATCGATGTACAGATCCAGTCAAAACATTTAAAACACGCCTCACTGCTTTTGGGTCATTTTTATGACCTTCAAAATATTCGCGAAGTGTCTTTACATTCTTTTTATGATTATGAATCCAGTTACCTATTAGGCTTTTTCTGATGACCTGCCACTCAGGATTGTCTACAACAACCTGAATGTTCATTCCTTTCACTTTTCTTGCTTCTTCAACAAGACATTCTTTAGATTTAATCATAATATATTATATATCAAAATACCAAGTCAATCACGGGATAAGGTGTGATTAATATATTTGTGTAACGACTCAATGTTTTCTTTTATTTTTACAATGTCATTTTCATCTGACCTTGTAATGTCATTGTGTATCTTTGCAACGTCTTTTTTTATCTTTGCAATGATTTCCACATTTCTTTTATTTTGTTCTCTTAGGTCCGCAATGACCATGCTGGCGTAGCTCATATAAAGTTTCCTTGTTTTGCTTAAAAATTTTAGCTCAAGTATTTATTTATATGTAGGTATAGCATTATAAAAGCGGTTTGCGTCGGGATAGAGATGAGGTTTTTGCTCAATTCTTTCTACAATGCGTTCTATTGCTACACCATAATCTTCTTTAGAAGGAACCCAATCTTGAAACAAAGTTTCATTATAACTATCTATAATGCGTTGAGATCTAGCCGCATATTTTTCTTCGTTTACATTTAGCCCTCTTGAATGCATTTCTTCGTAAAGCTCAACAAACCTATTATACACATATTGACCTTTATTATAAAAAAAACGACAATGGCCTCCGTTCAATGTATATTTTGGAGGAATATCATCAAATGGATGTCCTAAATCGATACGTTTTTTTATTAGATGCAGTGGCTGTGTAATTTCTTTATATTCAGCAACAAGATGTTTTGTAGTTAAATCTTTTGCATCAACAATATTAAGCCGTGTCATTTTTTTAATGTGATAATAGTGAAAGAAATTCTCTTCGTAGGGGTGAATTTAGATCAGCAAAAACTCCTCGAGAAGCAAATGTTTCTGTGGTACTACTTACGTCCTGAATGCCGCGTGTTTTGACACAAAAATGCGAAGCATTAATATGGACAGCAACATCTGGTGTCTTTGCAATAAATGAAAGGGTTTCAGCAATTTGCTCAGTTAGTCTTTCTTGCACTTGTGGTCTTTTTGCAAAGTATTGTGTAATACGATTAAGCTTTG